CCTTTTGAGCCTTCCGTGTCTCGACTGCTTGTATAGCTTGCAGTTGATTAGGGAGATGCTCTTTACGTGCCTTGCGAGCGTCACGCAGAACTTTCTTTACCTGACCTTTGGTAACATCATTGTTGTCAATTACGGCTACGGAGTCGTCAGACCCAGCATCCTCATTGGAGTCGAGAACTTCCTCTGCCCATTCAATAGCATCGTCTATCTCGCGAGCTTTATCTCGCAAATCTTCGATGGTATTTATATCGGCGTAGGGGTTTTTCTCTTCCTTCTTGACGGCAAGTGGGTCTTCCTTCGGCCTATTGTCATTGAGTTTTGCCTCAATAGCAGTTAAGCGTTCTTCCGCTTGCTTTCGTTTTGATGTTAGTTCGGCGAATCGGGCTAGTGTGCCTTTGCCGCCGAGCTTCTTCTTCAAAGCATCTAAGTCCTCAATAGAGAGGCTTTCGATGTCGTCTAAATCAATTTCTTTAGAATGAACGTCTTCACTTTCGGCTTCCTCGGACTGTTCGTCTTCGGTCACTTCGGTGTCAACAGGCGTTTCCACTTCGGCTTCTGACCCTTCCATGTCGTCAGTTACCTCTGCTTCTACCTCCTGTGGTTCCAATTTCTTTGGCTTTGGTTCTGGCTGTGAGGCCGCCACCTTAGCTTCGGCACGCTGAGCGGCAAAAGCCTCTGGCGTGATGTTGGTATTTATCGCTGGAACTTTTTGTGAGTCAGCGTTCTCACTTTTTACTTCGTTGGACATATTAAACCACCCCCTTTGCGCCGGAGCGAATTGCTTAACTAAATTCTAGCAAAGGTTTTTAGTGCTTGACAGATGAGGTGTTTGCAGGTGGTATATTGTGTTACCCCCTAAATAGAGAATGAATGACCCCAAACCAAAGTCCGATAAGTATTCGTGGTGTGCGCCGGAGCATATCGCAGTAGCTCAGACGATGCAGCGCAAGAACGGCAGGCTTGTTATTACCCCTAACCCCATCTTTGCTTACTCAGCAGCCAACCCACCTACGCACGTAGTAGGCGCAATTAGACGAATGGAGCGGCGATGAAATACCGAGTAACGTGGCGAGAGTGGCTTAGATCGGGCAACCCTAAGCTAGAGGACTACAACGTGCTTTGCTCTGGTGAGGCTATTGTATTTGCGAATAGCGAAGATGACGTAAAGCAAGTGGCTGCGACACTCTTTCGTGGAATGGAAATTGTATCAGTAAAGGAAACCGAATAATCATGGACATCACAAAATCAATCGAAACGCTCAGTAACTACAAAGAGTTCGCTCACTTCATTAAGCAGGTTCACTTCATGCGTGAAGAAGCCATTGCTAATATGTTTGAGGCAGAACCTCATACCGTGCAGCAAATCTCAGGACAAATCCTAGGCTGCGATTCGGTGCTAAAGATGGTAGATTCAGAGACGCTATTTACGCGTCACGAAATCTAGGCTATTGATTTGCGAGCGCGTCTCGCGCATGTATCAGCACTTCTTGCGCTTGCCGTAAGCTGTCATTGGCTTGCTTTTGCCTTGAGACTTCTTTTGATTCGTCTTCTGATTGCTCGACTTGTATTGTTTACCGGATTTGTTCATAATAGTTAGTTGTTAAGACTTAACAGTCCCAAGCCCTTCGGCTCCAATAATTTGCAGAAAGTTTGTTGGTCTTTCCCTTGATTCCTCCAGACCGAGCGCAGTAGCTTTTCTTTCTTGCTGGCTGGCTTTTCTTAATGCTCATATTGGCATCTCCAAAGCGAACGATCTTTTCAGTTCCGCCCTGACATGCCTTAACGACAAACTTCTTTCCACCTTGAACCTCTCGGCGCGGCACGTTGCACTTCATCTTTGATTTATCTGCCATTTGTTACCTTTGCTTTCTTAGTGTTACTTACAAATTGCTTTCCCTTTGCTCCTGCTGACTTCTTCTTTCTTGCTGTCGCAGCTCTTTCAGCTTTTGATAGACTTCTAGCCTTTGCTTCAGGCAAGCAACGGTCAGGGTTTTTCTTGTTCTTAGACGTTCCGCAGGCTCCCTTAATTGATCCGTCGAGTCCTATCCTTACCCAGTTTTGTTTCCGCCATTGCTTTAGTTGTGCCATTACTTTCCAACTTTCTTCATTGCCTTGTTGTGGGCGGAGGTAAAGGTTGAACCCTCTTTGATTAATTTACGCATAAAGGACATGTGCTTACGAGTGTGATGATTTGAGTGAGCCTTAAGTGCCGACTGTTGTTTTTTTCCTATATTTGCCATTATGTTCTTTTGCGTTTAGCACTTTTAGATTTCTTAGCGTAGTTGGGATCTTTGCAATACTTGGATGCAGCCATATTGGCATAAGCGGACGGATACATATCAAACGTCCGTCTAGCCCAAGCTTTACCTTCTGGGCATATCTTGCCTCCGCTCTTTGCTTTTTTAGCCATTATTGTAAATACTCCTCTAGTGCTTTCTTTTGTTGTGGGGTAGCCAGTGCGCTAGGGTCTCCGCTATAAATTCTAGCAAGAATAGTTTGGCGCATGGCTTTAGGGTTCTTTTCATATGCCGTTCCTTTGAATAATGACACCTGATCCGAAGTAATCTGAAACTGTGGATCAAAATCGTCATCGCGCATCTTGAGCCTAAGTGCTTCGTTTACGGCAACCGCACCTAGTTCTTGCTTAGACAACTTACTATATGGATTAAGAATAATCTGTCCGTCTTCGGCAGCCATCCCAGCAACATTTTCATGCGTCTTAAAATACTCATCTTCTTTAGGAAATAATTTTTCCCTAATTTCATAGCCAAACATTTTATCAGCGACTCTTTTTTTGGCAAATTCTTGTGGTGTCATTTTTTAAATAGTGATACTGTCCGTGGGCCTCTGTTATTTAGCCATTCCGTTAAGAACATCCGACACCAGTTCCATTCTAGAGCCAATACCGCGCCTATTTAGCTTAACTCGGTTTCTGTATTCATCGTTATTTAGGAATTCTATTGCTGCCTCGGAAAATCGACCAGCATTAATGTGTTCCAGCGTCTGACGACTATCCCCTAGAGAACCACGATAGTATTCACCAAATAAAGCAATTTGAGCTTTTGCTGGAAAGGTGTTGAACTTCGGAATTAGCCGTTGAATTTCTGGTATTCTGCGTCGAATATCTTTTTGCAGAAGAACGTGTGCCTCATCCCTAGTAATTTCTTGACCAGGTTTTACATCTGACCCGTTGTGCCCATGTCCAATAGTGAAGTATTTTTCTCTATCACCTTTGCGTGAAACCCCATCAAACTTTTCTTCTCCCTTTAGGAAAGCAGAAAAGTTCTTGACTTGCCAGTCTTCAAATCTGATAGCTTGTAGTTCTTCTGTTGTCATGTCTTATTGTTGCATCTGTTGAGTGTTTACTTCACCCATAGCCGCAGGCTGAGTTCCAACTTTACCAATCTGTGCGTTTTGCATCTGCTGCATCTGGAAGGTGTATTGTGCGGCGTATTTCTCAAGCCGCGCCTTAAACGCTTCTTCGTTCTCAATGCGCTCCATTACGTCAGGCTGTTGAGCATACTGCTGAATTACTTGTAGAGCAATCTGCGCTCCGTTAGGCTGAGCAGGCATTTCAATACCAGCAAATATCTTGGTCAAGTCGTCAGTCACCTTCTTCACCACTTGCTGTTGGGCTTGCTCGGTGGGCTGAATAAGTGAGTCAGCAGCGATAGGATCAATAGCATATGCGCCTAGCGTGATAAGCCCATCAATGTCCATCTTGCCGTTCCTGTCAATTTGGCTCAGGCTGAGAAGCGATTGCAGCTTCTTCTCTACGCTATCAGGATCATTGCTAAGAATGTCGTAGCCGATCATAATGTCAAAGTTCTCATCTGGGTCGCCGCGCTCAAACTTCTGTGGAGCAGGCTCGCCTGTAACACGGAACCATGTGGTATCATCTCCGAAGCGTTGGAAGTTCTTGAAGCAGAACTTGAGGACGTTCTGGGTGTGCATGAGGAACTTCTCCGCATAGTAGCGGCGAATATCTGGTGCATCTATCTTGTTAGGTGCAAGCCCTACTAAACCGTCTGCAACGGAAAGCATGGTTTGCTCCATTTCCATAGAGCCTCGGTTGAAAGGAGGGATTGGCCCGTAGCTAACTTCACCTTGACGGCGATATGGTAGGAACCCACCTGGGCGCAGATCAGTTGGAGCATTGCCAACGGGATGCTGAATCCACGGCATGGTTGCCAGAGAGTTGCGATCAACTCGGCTATCGCGCTCAATCTTGACCTGCCACTGTGCGCCCCGCAGGAGTTCTGGGAAGGCTTGCACATCGTATAGACGCTTAGTGTCTTCAAAGAGTCGTGTAACAACAACGGGGTAATCCTCGTAGCCATTCATTAGCTCATGCTTGGCGTAGGACGGGGCATCGCTAATCTTCTGATTGAGGTCGCGGTGAAATACCGTCTCATAGATTCCCATAGAGCCATCTTCGGAGTCAATGAGGCGTTGGTATCCATGAATTACTTCAATGAGCGTGTCGTCGTTGTATGAGGTGTCCGTAAGGCCAAGGATGCGGCGACCTGATTGGTTATCATCAATAGGGTCGGAGTTCACGCCCTTGTAATGCTCAATAACGTAGTCAACCCAATCGGCATCCCATCCATCGCCATCAACCTTAGTGAGGAGTTGCTGTGGGGTATAGTATGTGCGCCAAAAGCAGTAAGGAGCTTTCTGGGGGTCTGTAACGTAAGAAGGGAAGAAGAAGTCGCCGTCCGGAGAAAGAGACTCTATGATGGGGCAGTTTATCTTTTGTCGGCTTACGCTAATTTCTGCCACCCCTGTTTTCCGCAAGTCCTTGAGTGCGCGCTTGGCA